TTCCAGGTGCTGACGAAGCGGCCGGAGCGCATGCGGGCCTACCTCTCGGCCGCGCGGGCGCACCCTGTCGGTTTGGAAGCTCTCGGCCTGACACTCGAGTGCTATGCGCGTGATCCGAAGTCCCAAGTAGGGTCGGGCGTCATTCTGCAGGGCGACGTCGCGCATCTCAAAGTCTGGCCGCTGCCGAACGTGTGGCTCGGCGTGTCGGCCGAGGATCAGGCGACGGCCGACGGCCGCATTCCTCTGCTGCTCGAGACGCCCGCGGCGGTCCGCTTCGTCTCCTACGAGCCGGCGCTCGGCCCTGTCGACTTCACCCGCATCGTGTTCGAGCGCGCATATGGAACGGGCCTACTCGATGCGCTGACCGGGAAACGGCGCGACCACCACTATCGCCCCTTACCTCATCCTGAGGCGCCCGCCGAAGCCGGGCCTCGAAGGATCGACTGGGTCATCTGCGGCGGGGAATCCGGGCCGCATGCGCGGCCGATGCATGCCGATTGGGCGCGCTCGGCGCGCGACCAGTGCGCAGCCGCCGCCGTGCCGTTCTTCTTCAAGCAATGGGGCGAGCACGCCCCGACCTCCGACGCGAATGGGCCTTACATGACGCGGGTCGGGAAGCAGGCCGCCGGCCGTCTGCTCGACGGCGTCCTGCATGACGCCTTCCCGCCGAACGCGGCGCATCGGGCCGCCGCATGATCGACATCGAGAAGCGCGACGCCCTCCCTGGCGGCTGGTGGTTCCTGACGCTCTGCGGCGAGCCGGTCGTCGCCGCCGCCTGCCTCGACGTCTGCCGGCGCTATGCGAAAATCCTGTCGCAGGCCGCGAACGCGCCCTTCCGCGATGCGATGCGCCTGCTGACCGCCGACATCGGCCTCTGCGAAGCGGCGGCGCGCGAGCTCTACCTGAAGCTCCAGAGCCGGCCGGCCGAGAAGAGGGCGGTGAATTGAGCCACGTGCCGGCTTCCCGCATCGCCGAAGAATTCGGCTTTTCCCCGCGCCACTGGACGCGGCAGGCCGCGGCGGGCAACATTCCCGGCGTCTACCAGCCGAGCGGCCCGGGCGGCCGCTGGATGTTCGATCTGTCGGCGTTCCGGCGCTGGTGGTCGTCGAAGCAGCGGGAGGTCGGCGAATGGCGGGGATCTACAGGCGCGGCTCAACCTGGTGGGGACGCGTTCAACGTCAGGGCAAGGACCTCCGGACGAGCCTCGACACAGGAGATCGACGCGTTGCTGAGAAGCGTCTTAGGCTCTGGCTAGAGGAGATGGACGCCGTTGCCTGGGGCGAGAAGCCGCGGCGGCTCTTCGACGAGGCGGTGCGGAAATTCATCCGCGAGCATCTGCCGACCCTGAAGCCCGGCAGCGCCAAGCGCTACGGCGTCTCGATCCGCCACCTGCACGCGGCTTTCGGCGGCAAGTCGATAGACCGCATCCGCACCGCCGAGCTGAGCGACTTCGAGACGGCGCGACGTAGCGCGGGAGCCGCGGCGCCGACCATCCGGCGCGATCTCGCCTGTCTCTCCTCGATTCTTTCGTCCTGCGAGGAATGGGAGTGGATCACCGACGGCTCGAACCCGGTGCCCTCCTACCTGAAGCGCCGGCGCAAGCGCGGGCTGAAGGAGGCCCCCGCGCGCGAGCGCTATCTCTCGCCGGCGGAGGAGGAGCGCCTCCTCGCCGCGGCGAGCCCGAGCGTGCGCGCGGCGGTGATGACGGCGATCGACACCGGCCTCCGCCGCGAGGAGCTCTTCTCGCTAACCTGGGACCGTGTGGACCTGAAGCGCGGTCTGGTGACGACGACGACCGACACCAAATCCGGCCGTGCGCGCGTCGTGCCCCTGGCGCAAAGATCGGCGCAAGCGATCGCCCGCCTGCCGCGCCATCTGAAGTGCCCTTACGTCTTCTGGCACGAGATGGTCGGCGCCGACCACAAGGTGGCGCCGGTCCGCTATGTTCAGATGGAGAAGGGGTTCAAGGGGGCCTGCATTCGCGCCGGGCTCTGCCGCATCGCCGGCGCCGCGGAAGACGGGCGCGAGATCAAGCGCGCCACGCTCCGCTGGCACGACCTCCGGCGCACGGCCGGCTGCCGCTGGCTGCAGCGCGACCGCCGCACGATGGAGGAGGTCTCCCGCCTGCTCGGGCACTCCTCCGTGCAGGTGACGGAGCAGCGCTACGCCTTCCTCGATATGCAGAAAGTCGCGCAAGAGGTCGCACAAATGCCGGCACACTCCGCCGAAGGAGAGAGTCATGGCTGAGCTGAGGCATAGTCGCGGCGCGACCGGAGTTCTCAAGGTCGCTGCGTTCCGCGCGAGCAAGCGCTCGCGGTCGCGAGGGCGGCACGTATCCCGGCACAACGTCCGGCGGACTGACGGGGAAAATCGCGGCGGGGCGGAGCCTTGCATGACCTGCGGCGAGAACTCTGACTCCGTCGATCTTGGTTCGAATCCAGGTTCCCCAGCCAGCCTTTCTCTAGGAGTTCCGGGCTTTTTGCGAGGCGGACAAGCCGGACATGGCGGAACGGACAGCGCACGCGCGCCGCACAAGAGCCGGCACACTCGCGACGGTCGGCGACTTGATCGACGGCGGCTATCGGATGGATGCGTGGTGCCCGAAATGCTCGCGCAGCATCCGCATCGACCTCGAGCGTCTCGCCGGGCGCTATGGGCGGACAGAGAGCTACATCGTCGGCGAGACGCGCATCAGGATCGTCTGCAACGTCTGCGGCACCAAGCCGCTCGCGTTCACGATCGCCGCGCGCTGACACAGCCCTCGCGTATTTATGAGCCCCGGCGTTTGTTGGCCGGCAGCACATGTTGGAATTGAGGGAGACGGGCAGATGCGCGCTCATGTGGTAGGTCTTCTATTAGTATTGACTTGCGCGCACCCGGCCGCCGCCCAAAAGGGGATCTTTGGAATGCAATGTTGCGATCGACCATTACAATTCCGTTCTGAGCGACATATCGGGATATCTGCGTCGATATTACGATTGCATCTCGAGCAGCCAAGGCAACGATGATTGTTACAGCGAGTTTCGCCGCCTCCGGTCAGCTCAGGACGACTTTGAAAGCGCCGTTTCCAACTATAGAATTCAGTGCCAGTAGCCCGCCCTCACCACGCCGGCAGTGCGGCATCCGCTAGCGCAAAATCGGCTGGGGGCCGGAAGTGAGAGCGTGTCGGCGGCTCGAAGGCCGCCCGCCGCCGCGAGGCCACCGGCGACGAGATCTCCGCCACCGTGGCGAGGGGCTGGAGCGGTGCACTCTCCGTCTGATCGAGCGGATCGAGCAGCCATAGCCCGGCGAGGACGATGAGAACCGCGCCGGCGACCGCGAAGCCGAGCCGCACCCAGTTCCGCCGCGGAATCGTTCCGTGCACGGCTCCCTTGGCCGTCACGTGCATCACGCCGCCCCATACGAGCACCCAAACCGCGAAAGCCTGCACGAGCGTGTCGCGCATCCACGCAGGCTCGCCCATGTAGCGATAGAGGTAGGAATAGGCGCCGCGCTCCGCCGAGCTCGCCCAGGCGACCACGATGCCGAGCACCAGGAGGTGCCCCCCGGAAACTGCGCGCCGCGGGAGTCGGATTGTCACCCAGACTTCCGGCAGATAGGCGATCACGATGGCGATCGCTATGACGAAAGCGAGGGCATTGACGATCGCATAGACTTGGCCTCGGTCGAGGAGTGGCGCAACCAGCCAGTAAGCCGTGAAGAGAACGACGCCGGGCAGCAGGAAGGTGCGGAAGTTCTTGTGGAGCTTATCCACGTGGATCCCTCGCTTTTCGGATTGTCATGATCTCGTTCGCGGCGCGGATTCCTTCGAGAGACGCCCGCACCCGTTCGTCGGTTTCCTCGGCGAGCTTCGCATCCTTATGGGCGACGCGCCGCGTGCGCGCCGCGGAGATGCGCAACTCCTGCGAAGCCCGCGACGCCTTCGCCTGCGCCCTAGAGAGCTCGTGCGCCAAACGTGCGCGCTCCTGAAGCTCTTCGTCACCCATGATGAACCGACGAACAGCCGCCCAAAGCCTCATCGTCTGGCGATCCTCGCTTCGACCCGCCGGAGCGTGGCTAAAATCTCCGCACGAGTGGCGTCCGCCACGCCTTTTTGCCGATCGTTCTCGCGCCGATCCTCCTCCAGCGAGCGGAGCAGCCGCTCTTGGACATCGCTCAGATGCTCGATCGCCTGGTTCGCCGCCTTCTGCGTCTCGCCGAGGACGGCGGTGAGCGGATTACGGTGCTCGATCGAGACGTTCAACGCGTTGAGCGAGGCGGTGAGCGCCGCCGATGCTTCGATGCTCTTGCCATAGAGCGAGAGGAGCTCCGCCGCGTAAGCCTTCTGCGCATCGACCTCGCGCTGGTGTGCAGCCCGAACCTCGGAGAACAGCCAACCTATCACACCGAGCGCCAGAGCCAGCGCGCCGTAGGATCCGTAGTCGCGGAAGAGCGCCGCAATTCCTTCCGGAGACATTCACCAGACCCGCTCGAGTCGGACCCGCGCCGTGCCGCGCTTCAGGATCCCGAGCGCGCGCGCCGCTGCCTTGGAAAGATCGATGATCCGGCCGGTCCAGCGGGCCGGCCCGCGGTCGCGGATCGGGCAACGGATTCGCCGCCCCGACTTGAGGTCGGTCACCAGCACCATCGTCCCGAACGGCAGCGAGCGGTGCGCGCAGACGATGTCCTCCGGGTCGAACCGCTTGCCGTCGGCGCGCCGGGAGCCGCTTTCCGCGCCATACCAGCTGGCGATCCCCGTCTCGGCATATCCGCGTCCCGGCTTGAGCGCGAGAAGAGCTGCGCCGAAGAGGAGGAGGACGATCGCAGCGCGCAGCGCCTGCATCACGTCCCGCCGGCCGGGGTGAAGAAGCAGCGCCGCGAGCCGTCGTAGCGCTGGCAGCGCCAGAAAAAGCCGTCTTCGCCGACCTGCGCCTCGGCGTCGGGAATGCGCTCGCCGGTCGCCCTGATTTCCCAGCCGCCCTCGACCTTGACGACTTCGCTCTCCTTGAGCGCCTTGCAGTCGTGGTCGCCGCAGCAATGCTCGCCGGTGATCGATTTGTAGCCGGAATTGTTGATCCAGAAGTCGTGCGGTAGTCCCTCGCCTCCGCCGGCCAGGGTCAAGGCTCCCGCGAGCGCGAGGCCTCTCAGCCTCGCGCTCCGTTTGCCTGGCGGCGTCATATCTGCCGGCCCGGGCGAATGGTGACGCACGCATAGGCCTTGATCGTGAAGTCAACATGCTGCGCGGCGATCTGCGGAAGGAGGGTCGGCGCGGCGTGCCAGCACTGCTCCTCGGTGCGCACGTCCATGATGAACGCCGGCTCCACGCACGAGCTCGGATCGCTGGTGAGGCACGCGCGAACGACCAGCATGATCACGGGCTTCGTCTGCGCCTCGACCCGCTGCGCCGTCCCGAGCACGACGAGAAGCGCCCCGAGCGCGATCAGCGCGAAGACGTAGAGCTTCAGCCTGCCGGCGCCGTAGAGCAGCCAGAGGATGCCGAGAATGATCAGCACGAAGCCGAAGGCGGTGAGCACGCCCATGGCCGTCTCCTTTTCGGGATCTTCAAAGAGAAAAAAGCTCAGTCCGCCTCGAGTACCGCGACCGACCGGGCGAGCGCGGCGTGCCGGCTTCCGCATTCCCTGAGAGCCGCCCTGTCGCGCGCCCAGAGACGCCCGACCTGAACATCGCTCGCCGTCTCCGGCGTCGTCGCCGGCGCGTCGCAGGGCTGAAGCAGCGAAGCATCGATCCGCGCGCGCGGCGGGGAAATCGCCCCCGAAAGCGCCGCCCGCCGCTCGGCGCTACCGAACGAGCTGCAGGACGCGAGGATCAAAAGGATTGGGAGCGCCGTGAGTTTTCGCATCATCCGCCTCGAGCTCCATCAGCCGCCGTTCGAACGTGTCCTCCTGGTCGCGCCGCCTTGCCTTCTCGTCGGCGAGGGTCACCGCGATGTTTCGGAGCTTCTCCTCGTCGGAGCGCCGGCGCTTCTCCTGCTCCGCCTTCAGCCGGCCGAGCTCAGCCCGCCATTTTTCGCGCTCGGCGGATGCGCCGGCGACGTAGCGCTCCGCCCCAAAAGCCTTCACCCGATGCGCGTGCCAGGCGAGCGCCGCGCCGAAGAGGGCGATCGCGGCGACGAGCGCAGCCGCGATCGCGAGCGGCTTGCGAAACCGCCAGGCGAGCGCGAGCCAGGTCATGGCTTGCCCTCCGCCGGCGCCGTCTCCGTGGTGGTCACTTCGGTCGTGCTCGCCGGCGGGCCCTCGTCGGTGACGATCGTGCTTGTCTCGGTGACCGTCGCCCCCGAAATGAGCTCGTTCTTCTTCCCCCACTCGGCGAAGCCCAGATAGCCGAGCACCACCCCGCCGTTCAGCGCGAAATTGGAGGTGAGGATCGTCTGCGTCAGCGCCTCGGAAAAGCCGAACAGGAGGTTCGCCAGGCACGCCAGGAAGCAGGAGAGCCAGCCGATCAGGAGCCAGAACAGCATGAACCAGCGGCGGCGCACCCATTCCGCATTGCCGCCGTAGATGAAATGGCCGACGCCGATGATGTCGATTTTTGCGAGCGGCGAGTCCAGCTCGCGCCAGGCTTTTCGTTCCTTCGCCATCAGCCGGCCATCCGGAGCGCCTCGGCGCGCACCGCCGCGACGCGGCGCGACCAGCCCTTGCCGAATTTCCCCCAGGTCGACAGTCTTTTGAGGAAGGCGAGCCGGCGGTCGCAGAGCTGCGTGATCAGCGTCTTGGCGTTGCGCGAGGCGATTGCGGCGAGCGTGATCGGACCTATCGCGCCGTCGTCGGCGACCCCCACCAAATTCTGCAGCTCGGTCGCCGCTTTGTGCGGCCCGGAATTGACGGCGTAGTCGAGCGTTGCGAAATCGAGTCCCGGCGGCAGATCGTCGAAGCGGATTTTTCGCGCGTAGTCGCGCCGGTAGATTTCGGTCGCCTCTCCGAGCGTCAGGTTTTTGATATCGATCAGCGGGTAGGAGTTCGCGGCGATCCCGAACTTCGTCCCCTTGAGCTCTCCGGCGCCGACCTTTCCGCCGGTCCAGTTGCCCGGGTCGGCGCGGTTGGCCGTGAAGCCGCCCTCGTGCCCAAAGATCTCGCCGAGCGCGTGCTCGAGATTGGCTGCCGCCATCGTCGTTTCTCCGTTTTTTGGCTTTTCGGAAAAGCTCAGGCGGCCGGGACGATCAGCCCCGTCTTCGCCTCGAGCCTGATCGGGGTGCCGCCATCGAGCGTCACATTCGTCGTTGCAATCGTGCTGTTCAGAAGCACGGTCGCGCGGTTGAACTCGCGCTTGTAGACGCCCGGCTTGCCGGCGATCGCCTGGCCGGCCGGGCTCTTCGCCCCGCCGACATTCACGCACCAGTCGCCGTAAAAGGCCTGGCCGCCATACTGGTCGAGGCTCGGCGTCGGCGAGTTGAAATGGAAGAGGAGCTGCCCCTCGTTGAAGACGTGGAAGGCGGCGAGATAGTAGCGGGCGAGCCGCCGCTCGCGCGCCGCGACCGCGTTCTCATAGGTGCTGCCGTCGACCTTGGTGTTGGCCGTGGCGATGATCCATTTTCCCTGCGCCCTGGCGGCGTCGAGCACCGGCTTTTGCAGCGCCACGCGCAGGGCGAGATCGCCCTTCACCGGCCCGAACGCGTCTTCCAGCATCAGCCCGTCGACGGCGGAAAGGAGCGAGAGCGCGAAGCCGGTCGCGTCGCGCGCGACATTGACGAAGACGAACTGCCCCGGCGCGACCTTCGCTTTCAGGAGCTCAAGCAGGGCGCGCCAGGCCGCCGGCCATTGGTCGCGCTTTTCCGGCGGCATCTCCGAGGGCGCGATCCGCGGCAATGTAAGAACATTGTCGATCAGGACGCCGTCCATCCGATAGTAGGGGATCGCGGCGGCAAGCCTTGTGGTGACGAAATCCCGATAGCCGGGGTGGGTGATGTCCAGAATTCTCGCCGGCGGCGCGGCGGCGGCCGCTTCGACCATCGTCGACGCCGTCGTGGTGAGCCATTCCTTGCTCGACCCGGCGCGCCGCACGAACCACTCGCCATGCGCGGCGATCTCGGCAAAGCCGACCTGGCCGACCTGCCATTCGGTGAGCTGCTGGTAGCCGATGAATTTCAGCGACGGGTTTGCCGCCTTGAAGTCGGCCACGTGCTCGCGCAGCCGCAGGGCGGAAAAGTAATCGGTCGCGCTCTGGAACGGCGGATCCGTCTCCAGCAGGACGGCGCAGCCCTCCCAGGTGAACTTTGGCGCGAGGGTGCGGATAAAATCCTGCTGCGCCTCGGAGAGCCGCCAGTCCATGCCGGGCCCGGGCTTGCGGTAGCAGCCGCAGCCGGCGACGAGCGGCAGGAAGGCGTTGCTTTTCTGGGCCGTCTCCCACGGGTCGCCGAACGCGTTCAGCGCCCGCTCCGCCAGGGACCGTTCGATCATGTAGGCTCCGAAGAAGGGGTTTTTTTGCGGGCTATTCCTGCGCGCGCGGATCGCTGCCGACGCCGCCCGCCGGCTGCTCGAGGTCGAGGCGGGTGAGATAGCCGCTCTGGCGCGAGAACGAATGCTCGGCCTCGACGATCTTGTAGCTTCCGTCGACCCCGGGCCGGGCGCCGCGCACGATGCACTCTCCCCCGGCGCGCGCCGCGGGCTCGCCGTCGATCAGCACCCAGCCCGTGCCGCGCCGGCGCTCCGAGTCGGCGACCGGCCCCTCCGATTCCTGATCGGCCTGGTCCTCGTCGGCGGTCGTGTAGCGGACCAGGTGCGCGGCGGTGGCCGCGTAATTCCCCTCCCCCGGAACGGCCGAGCTCATGCGCTTCCAAAAGCCCCGCAGCTGATCGAAGAACTCGCCTTGCGACTTGCCGATGAGCGGGCGGCTGACGACCGGCTTCAGCCGCCACTGGATCAGGTTCTTGCCCCACTCGGCGGTGACGCCCGTCATCGCCTGGCCGAGCGCATTCAGGAAATCGGTGGCGCCGGTCAGGCTCGCGACGCCGTTCGCGATCTTGAACACCCCCCCGAGCTCGCGCGCGAGCCGCTGCCCGAAATGAAAGAAGCTCTCGCGGTTTTGCGACCAGTAGGTGCGCGCGATGCCGGCGAGGGCCGGGCTTATCAGCATCGACAGGCCGGCGCCGCCGGCCGCCTCCGTGAGCACCTGGCCGAGCGGGATCGGCGTCCCCGGGGCGGAAGGGTGGCTTCCCTCGCCCCAAAACCGCGAGGAATGAGTCTTGCCGTCGCCGCTCGCCTTGGCGCTCTGCCCCTCGATCCACAGCCGCCGGCCGCTCTCGCGCGAGAAGCCGGATTCGACGTTGCTGACCACGCCGTCGAAGACGACGAGCAGCGTCCCGCCCTTCCACCCCATCGAGATTTTCAGCGGGTGGCCGACCGCGGGGAGCGACAGCTGGCCGTAGCTGTCGTCGAGCTCGACCGCCGCCTCGTCCATGCCGTCGAGCTTGTCGATCACCACGACCGAGATCAGGTAGGGCCGCATGCGGTCGGTCACGTCCACTCCGGCGACGAAAACCTTCAGCGCCGCGACCTCGTAACCGCTCATGAGAATTCCATCGGGTTGTCGAGGCCACGGGAGCGCCAGCGACCAGATCGCCCGATCTCGGGAAGACCCGAGATCGGTTTCTGAATTGCGCAAGTCGGGAACACCCGACTTGCGAGGGTCAGCCGGGCGGAACGTGAGTTCCGATCCGGCTGCCCGAACGGCGGAAAAAACAAGGTCGCGCCTTAAGGCGTGACCGGACCATAGAGCCCGATCGCCGTGCCGAAGGCGGGCGAGCCCGACAGGATGTCCGGGTCGATCGGGATCCTCACCTGCAGCCCGACCGGCAGGAACGGGCCGTATTTGTGCACGCGCGCGAGATTCGGGTTGGCGTCGAGCATCGCCTCCAGCATGCCCGGCGCCGGCCGCCGATAGCGCCGCCAGATGAGCAGGTCCGCCGTCACGTCCTCCGCTTGGATCAGGACGGTCTCGAACGAGGCGATCACGTTGCGTCTCCCCTCGCCTTCGCCTTGAATGACGATCGCCAAAAAAGGGGGGCGCCCATGGTGGCCGTCGCGACCGTGAAGGAGCTGAAGATCGACGAGGCCGGGATCGTCACGCTCGAATTGCAGTCCGACGATGGCCCGCTCACCGCAATTATTCCGCGCGAGCGCGCAGTCGACAGCCTCATGAGTCTGCTGAAGGGGATAGCGCGCGCCTCCGAGAAGCCTGGCCCGGCCTATCGGATGCTGATCCAGCCGATCGGCTTTGCGGTCGAGCGGGTCGGTAACCCGGGGCAATCAGGAGCGGTCCCGTGCCTGAACCTCGAACTCGCGCCAGACACATACCTTCGGATTGCGCTGACGGTCGGATGGGCGCGAGCGCTGAGCGATGCGCTGTCGACTCTGGCAAAGGCAATGCAACCCGGATCGGCGCATTGAGCGGAAAGTCGGTCACGTCACCATCCTGAGCAGATCCCCCGATATAGCTTCCGGCGTCGCGCGGGATCAGCACGGTCTCGAACGAGGCGATCACGTTGCGTCCTCGAAGTCGCGGATCATCAGGTCCCATCCTTGGCCACGAGCATGTCGATGTTTCGGCCCTGATGGTAGGGTCCCTCCGGGACAAGCGTTTCATAACACCCGGGGGTGAGCGCAAATGTTGGTGTCGATAAGCCCGAAGAACGGTCGTGTTGAATGGGTCGCACGACAGGACCATAGGGAGTTAGCTTGGAGCTCTTCGTTATCGGAAGCTCAGGACGTCCTTCAGGACCTCGCAAGCTCAATTGTCGAATTGCAGCGCGAACAGCAGCGAGCCGGGCCTGGAATTCTGGATCGTCCCGTCTTTGCCGACGTCTCCGATCCATCATTTCAGATAGCCTCCGACGAACAGGGACGCGCGGTCTTGGTCTTCGAGCTTACGATGCTCCCCCCTATCCGCTTCCATTTCGACGATTCAGACATGCTGATGATCGCCAAGGCATTCACGGACATTCTCAGTCGGCCGAAGAGCGCTCGCGGTCCGGGGCACTATCACTAAGGATCACGTCACCATCCTGAGCAAATCCCCGACATAGCTTCCGGCGTCGCGCGGGATCGGCACGCGCACGAAGATCGCCTCGAACTCCACCACCTGGCCGATTCCGTCGATGGTGAGATGCTTGTGGCCGCGGATCAGCCGCTCGAGCACGAACCAGGCGTCGTCCTTGTCCCCGCCGCCGATCCTGTCGCCCGTCCCGTCGATCATCGGGTGCGGCAGCGCCTTCTCGCGCATTTCCTCCATCACCCCGAGCTCGTCGAGCCCGCCGAGGCGCAGCGGAAAGACCCGGCCGCGCATGTAGAGCTCGGCATCGTCCTCGCCGACATATTCGCGCGGCGGCCGCGCCCCGGCGATCTCCTTTTTCGCGAATTGCGCCGCGGTCAGAAGATCGTATTCGTGCGTGTTGAGCTCCGCGACGGTGAACTGCAGCGGCCCCCATTGCACGAGCGTGTTCCCCGTGTGCAGCAGGTCGTAGCGGCGCGGCGCGAATTCCATTGGTGTCTCGGCCTAGGTTTCAAGCCGCGCCGATATCGGCCATCGAGTTCCAGCGCGCCTCGCGGATCTCCCGGCTGATCAAACGTCGCGCTGTCGCCCGCCGAAACTGCGGCGCAAACCGCGACGGAAGCTCCGGCGTCTCGATCTTCGGTCGGATGGGTCGCTCGAGCTCGGCGCGCGCCTCCCGGAACGCCGCGAGGCTGGCGTCGGCGGCATGGGCATCGGCGCCAATGCCCCCCTGCGCGCGCGGATCGTTCGGGGCGAGCATCGCCTCGGTCGCCGAGATGTCGTGCGGCGGCCGCGCCGCGGCGAGCGCGGTTCGCTGCCCCGCGCTGCTCGCCGCCGCAGCCGAGCGCTGGTTGGCGAAATCGCGACTCGCCCGTGTCGCCCTGTCTTCCTCCGGAGCGCCGGCGAGGTCGACATCGCCGGACATGAGCTTCGGCAGAAACGCCGCCCGGGCGCGCACCTGGCTGTTGATATTCCTTGGCACCTCGAAGTAGCGGACGAACGAGTCGAGCGCCCCTCTTTCGTCGCCGGCCGCCTGGATGTTGCGCCACGCTTTCGCGTGCGTCGTCTCCATCTCGTGCTTGAAGAATTGCTGCTGCACGCCGATGTCGCGCCAGTCGGCGCCGCGCTCAGCGGCGAACCGCTTCAATGCAGTGAGTCGGCCGCCCGACCTTCCCTGAACGTCGTGCCAGGCGGCGGTCCCGCCGCTCGGGCCGTTCACGTCCCAGTACTCCTTGTCCGGCCTGAGTTTGGTTCCACTCTCTCCCATCAGGCCCGCGACGACGCCGGCGGCCTTCTCCTTCGAAAGCCCCATGTCGTTCATCAGGAAGTTCATCCAGCTCTGGGCGTTCTTGCCGACACCGCCCGAGTAGGCGCCGCCCGGTCCGCCGCGGGCGACCTTCCGATTGTCATAGCCCTCTGCCGGCTGCTGCCGCGCGCCGAGCATCGCTTCGATCTTGCCGGGGCTCGCTCCGCCGCGAGCCGCATGCGCGAACGCCGCCGCTGTCGGATCGCGCCGATAGCTCCGGCCGCCTTGTGGCGCTGGCGCGCCAAAGCTTCCCGCCGCCGGATCCGACGCGTAGTCACCTTCCGCCGATTGCGGCGTGTAGCTCGCATTCTGGACGCCAGGCATGCCGCCGTATCGGCGGCCTCCGCCCGACCAGGCGGCGTTATAAGTGCGCGGGCCGCCCTCCGCCGGCATGTCGAAGCTCATCTTCTGGATGCCGGCCCGCATCTTTTCGAGCTCGCGCGTGACCCGCACGACTTCCTTGGCGAGGTTGATCGCCTCGGTCTTGAGCCTGTTCTGCTCGGCTGGGTCTGTCGCCGCGGCGAGCTTGCGCTTCGTCTCCTCGAGCTCGGAATTCAAGTCGGCGAGGCGCTCGCGCGCCAGCGTCTCCTGGCTAACGATCCCGGGCGTCATCATGGTGGAAGGCGCCTGTCGGAACCGCCTTCGAGCATTCAGCCCGGCCTCGTCGCGCTCCTCGAGCGACTTTCCGCCGAAGTAGACCCCTGCCCCGCCCATCGTGTTGGGCGCGACCGGCGGCCTTCCCAGGGTATTGTCGCGCAGGTTCGTGAGCGCCTCGCTCGGGTGTTCGAGCAGCAGCTTCCAACCCTTGATCCCTTGGGTGATGGCGTCGACGCCGTCCTTCATGGTGTCGATCCACGCCGGCACCCGCGCCTCTGCCATCAGCTCAGCGACGCTGTTCGAAAGCTCGCCGAGCGCGTTCCCGACATCGGTCAGGCCATTTTTGGCGTTGCCGGTGAAGCGGGACCACGCGTCTTCCAGCTTTCCAGTGGAACCGAGCATCACCGAGATCGAGTCGTTGATCTCTTTGCTGCCCTCCTGGAAGAGGGCGGCGAGCGCGCGGCCGAGCGGCTTTCCGAACATCGCGACGAGCTTCTCCTCGCTGTCGCCGAAATGGTCCTTCACCGCCTGCACGAAGACGGCGGGCACGTCCAGGCCAGCCTGCTTGGCGCTGTCGAGAACCGCCTCGATGTCGACGCCGACGTCCTTGAACGCCTGCTTCACCCTGCCCGAATGCATTCCCTCCAGGATGCTCTGCAGGCCGTTGAACGCCTCCTCGTCGGTGTTGGTGTGCTCGCGGATGGCTTGCAGCACGGCGATGATGGTGGCGAGGCCTGCGTTGCCCTCGTAGCCGGCGTCGTGCGCCGCGGTGGCGAGCTTGGGAAGGTTCTCCAGCAGAGCCTTCATCTTGACGCCGCCCCGGTTGGCGCCCGCGAGCATGACGTCGAACGACTTGTCGAGCTCCTCCCGCTTCACGCCCATCGTGTCGAGCAGCCCGTCGACGCCCGCCGCGACTGTCGTGACCGCCGTGCCAGTCACCCGCGCAGCCTTGATCACCGTCGGCATCACGGCGATCGCGTCCTTGACGCTCCAATTGCCTTCGTCGACCAGAGCCTCGATGCCGGAGATCACCGTCTCGAACGGCACATGCAGATCGTGCGCCAGCTGCTCGGCCGCCGGCTTGATCTTCTTCGTCTCCTCGATCGAAGTGTTGGCGGCGACGCCGATCCGGTCGATCCTCTCCTCGAGCTCGGCGAAGTCGCGATAGGACTTCGTCAGGAGAGCGCCGACGCCGATCCCCCCGAGCACGCCGGCGAGGCCGCGGGCGGCGCTGGTGGCGCCGAGGAGCCGGCCCCGGACTCCGCTTTCGAGAAGCGCCGCTTCGTTGGTGAGCCCGCGCATGTTGCGCATGGAGCTCGCAAACGCGGCCGCCGTCGCGTCGGTGGCGGTGAGCCGCAGCCTCGCTTCGATGTCGCTGTTCGCCATTTTCGCTAATCGCTCACGTCGAAGCCGAGGCCAGTGTCATCCGGCGATGATTGTGCCGTCGATGGCCTCAGCTGCGCTTCGGCTTCACTCGCCTTCGCCACCGCCCAATCGTCTGGGAGAGCCGCGGCATTCGCCTCTGGCGAGGCAGCCGCTTCCGTCGGCTGTCGAGAGCCGGAGGCCGGCGGCGGCACATGGCCGCCCTCGAGATCCGTGCGGATAACGGATGGCAGATGCAGGTGCAGCTCCGCCATGACCCGATCGACGTCGGGATAGCGCATCTCGCGCAGCGCCGGCTCCTCGATTCCCGAGAGCTCGGATAGGAGCGCCAGGCCCGAGGAGAAACGCCCCTCTTTCCACCGCAGCATATGGTCGAGCTTGACCGGCGCGAGCGTGATCGCGTCGATCGCCCGCCCCTGATGCTCGAAGGGCGCCATCAGCGTGACGGTGCGGTTCGCCATGAATGTTCGCCTCTAAAAAAGGTCGCGGGCCGCCCGCGAGCACGGTTTGTCAGACGGGGAAAATGTGCGAAGAGGATGGGCGGAATACCAATGGTATTCCCCCCAACTTTGAGCCCCGGCCGAAGGTCCGGGGCTTTTTTCCATGGGCTTGGAGCGACCGGCGCGCTACCCGCTCGGCGCGTCGGCGGTCGGGATGCCGAGATTGCGGTTCAGCTCGGCGTTCAGGTCGACCCCGCCCACGCGCCGCGCCGAGGTGAAGAAGTCCCAGTAGTAGATTTCCTGGTTGTCGATATAGAGCCGGTAGTGGACGATGCCGCGGATCGCGTATTCGTGGCTCTGGTTCTGCCCGCGCGAGAACTCCGTCGGGTTCACCCGTCCGAGCCGCCCGTGCATGATGGCGAGCGCCTGGATGGCTTTCCCCGAGCGGCGCTGCCGGATCTGGCCGTAGGCCGTGAAAATCTGCCGGTCGACGCGGCTCTCGCCGATCAGCGTCATCACATAGGGCGTCCAGCCGAGCAGCGTGAAGGGCGCCTCCAGATGGTTGATGTGGGTGTCGATCTCGATCTCGATCGGCGCGCCGCCGGCGGCGTGGCTGACATAGTTCTCCTCGATCGCCGGCAGCTTCAGCATCGAGATGGTGAGGTGGTTGGATTTCGTGGGGTCGTGACTGCCGCAGAACAGGTTCGCGGCCTCCATGATGAGGACGTCCATGTCGGTCTCCTAAATCGGTGAAGCATCGGCGGGAGCGAAAAGCGACAAACCGCCCGAGGGTCAGCCGGCCGAAGCGGCAGGCTTCGGCCGGATGCCCGAACGGCGGCGGATAAAGACAGCTCAACTCGCCGCTTTAAGCGGCCAAGTTGAGCTGCGCGGCGAGGTCGGCGACCATCGCCTCGATCGCCGGACGGTAGCGGCTCGACTCGATGGTGATCACCTTCAAGGGCGGCGGCTCCTCGGCGGCGAAGGAGATGGTCAAATGGCCGAGGCGGATCTGCTCCGGCGAGTTCTTGTCGGCCAGGAAATAGCACTTGAAGCCGAGGATGTGCTCGTTCGCCTGCAGGTCGAGCAGGAAGCTCTCCATGGTGTTGACGATCTGCTGCACCGCGTTCCGCGTGATGTTGAATTTGCCCAGATAGTAGCGGAGCGTGCGGATCAGCCCGAGGTGGATGTAGTCGCGGCCGCGGGTGACGTTGTAGAAGCGCCAGAGCTCGTCGTCGCCGGCGTTGTCGGTGCCGATATAGACGAAGCCGCCGGAGGAGATGGCGAGCTCGTTGCCGAGCTGCCCGCGCACCACCACGCCGAGATTGTTCCCGATCAGCTGCTGGCCCTCGTTGGCGCCGTCGGTCAGCACGAATTTCATGGCGCGGCCAGGCCCGACGATCCCCTGCACCGGCTGGTTCGCCCAGGAATGGAAGGGCGCGCCCTTCTCGTGGTCGCGGCGGATGGCGATGCCGGCGATCCGCGGGGCGACCGGGCGCACCACCACCGCGCCGGTTTCCGGATCGATCACCTTGCAGCCGCCGGAGACCGGGATGATGCGCTGCGAGTTGATGGTCTCGCGCCAGTCCTCGTCGCCCTGCTCCGACGTGCCCGAGGATTCAACGATCGCATGGCCGAGGAGCTGGTTCAGCACCGAGGTCATGGACGCGACCACCGGGTTGGCGAGAAGCTCGATCGTAGCGGTGGCGGTCGCCTGCGTGCCGGTTCCCGGCGCCGCGATGGCGACGGTCGGCGCCGCGGTATACCACTGGCCCGGCGTGTCGATGATGACCGCCGTCACCTCGCCGTCCTCGTTGACGACCGCGTGCCCGGTCGCCTGCACGATCGTGGCGTTGCTGCCGCCGCCGGAGAAGGTGACGGCGGGCGGATCCTCCGGGTCGTAGCCGTCGCCGGCCTCGGTGATGGCGACCGAGGCGACCCCGTTCGCCATCTGCCCGGTGTAGCCGGGCGCGAGCAGCAGCCGCGGGGTGACGGCCAGAAGGTCGGCCGATTGCAGGAAGGCGAAGAGCCCGGTGCCGAGCGTCGAGGAGCCCATGATCTTGGCGATCGTCTCCTGCATCTTGAGCGCGGAATTGGCGTTCGTGCCCTCCGCCGTGCGCACCAGCACGCAGACGGCGGCGAACTGCATCTCGCCGAGCTGGTCGTTGACGCCGCGCAGCGCGTCGGCGAGGTAGCCGGCCTCGCCGAGCTTTTTGATGAGCGTCGTGTCGTGGCTGTAGATTTTGACCGGCGTGTCGAGCGGAAAGAGGGTCGGATCGGCGTCGGGCGCCGGCCCGATCAGCCCGATCGTGGAGAGATCGGGCGCGATGACCGGCCGCGGCTCGTTGTCGATCTTGATGGTCTGAATGCCAAAATTCGGGGCGGACATCGGATTGATCTCCTATTGCTCAAGGGGAGCCCTCTCCCCTTGTGGGAGAGGGTGGCCCTCCGGCGTCAGCCGGGGGCCGGGAGAGGGGTTTCGAACGAAGCCGCCGGCTGGCGGAGCCCACGGGAGCCCTCGGGTCGAGCCCGAGGGCAGGCTCCCGCGACCAGCGCCCGAGGGTGGTCAGCCGGAGCGAAGGTGAAGCCTTCGCTCCGGATGTCCGAACGGCGAGAAAAAGCCGTCTGGCGAAGTCCACGGGAGCGCCAGCGACAAATCGCCCGAGGGTCAGCCGGAGCGAAGCGGAAGGCTTCGCTTCGGATGCCCGAATGGCGGCTAAACGTTTAACGGCGGAGTCGTTATCTCGATCGCCGCGTGCGTCGCGCCTTCCACGCGCACGGTGAGGAGCGTCGGCGGCGTGCCGGTCACCTCGTCCGGCGCGCCGAAGAACTTGAACTCGCGCACGTAATTGCCGCTGTCGGGATCGAGCACGATGTCGGTCACGGCGACGTCGCTCACGCCGTCGATGTGATAGCTCGCGGCCACCTGGGTGAGCGCCATGAACGTTCTTCCTTTCGCGCCTTGATCGGTGCTTGAATGGCTCGCCGTCGTTCAGCTCCACAGCCCGGCGGCGGCGGCGGCCCCGGCAGGAAAGCCCCCACGCTTATCCCTAGGCCGGGGCCGTTCTATTCCGGCCAGCCGTTCTGAAGATCGATCCCCGCGAGCGCGGCGGCGTCCGCTGCCGCGTCCACCGCGTCCTTCAGGTCGCGCGCGTGCTGCCGGAGCTGCGCGTAATGGTCGCCGACGGCCGCGGCGAGCGCCAGGCCCGCTTCCGGCGTGGAAAGCGGGAAGCGAAGATTCTCGATGGTGATCCAGCCCTGGCTGTAGCTTGCCGGCCAGGGCGCGGCGCCGGAGAGCGCGGCGAGCGCCGTGGTCGCCATTCCGCCCATGTTGGCGCGCGACCCGTCGTCGAGCGCGACATGCAGGCCGCCGTCGATCTCCGTCCCCGCCGCGATCTTTTCCGCAAGCATCGCGCCGATCGCGGCGATCGCCGCATCCTTCTTTTGCGCGAGCGTGACGTTCCAGCGCCGGCGTACGACGTCGCCGTCCCATTCGAGCGCCGAGCCGGTGATCGGCTCGGCCGGGAGATCGTCGTCGACCACGCGGAAAAGCCCGATCGCGGCGAGCTCCTCGTCGCTCCACAGCGCCTCGATGTTTGGGGGATGCTGCACTTGGTCCGCGCCCTCGCCGGAGACGAAGGGCGGCGCGACGGGTTCGAGGCTTTGGTTGACGAGCATCCTATGGGTCCTTGTATCCAACAACCGCCGCCGTCCATCCTGACGTCGTATTGGATGCCGTCGGGTTGTAGGTCACGGCGCCGGCCGACGTGACTTGCAGATGGGCGACCGTCTGCGAGTGGCCTGCCGCCGAAACGGTCGCGTCCTGGGTTTCAACCCAATTCGCGGGCTGGGTATGGGTTATCGAAGCGGCATGGCGGGTCGCCCCCCCGATCGCGAACGAGCCGACCGCCACGGAGCCAGGAGTCGTGACTGTCGCCGCGCCGCTGGCCCCCGACGCAAGTGTCGATGCGCTCTGCACCGCAACGGTCTTGCTGAACTTGTAAGCGAGGGCGATCTTGCCGTTCGCGGCGACGCTATAAGTGACAGTAATCGTGCCGCCTGAGGCAAGAGCTGCCGGCGACAGGCAATCCCAGAAGCTTAGCTGACCGTTCGAGCCGTTGACCCTGTTGACGTAGCTGTTCCCGGCCGAGTCGGCCATGCCGCTCGCGTCGAATATGGCATCGCAGGCCACGACTACGATGCTCTCGCCGGCCGCCACCGGGGCGGTCGTCGTCAGAACCAGCGTCGTGCTGCTGGCGTTGCTTGTGCCTTCCGCGATCTTTGTAATCTCTAGGGCCGCACCCCCGCTCATGAGCCCCGGCCCCGGAACAAGGCCGGGGATGACCGCCAGCAGAGGACTCTGGTCGACGCGACGCACCGAGGGGACAAGCATGCCCGAGGGCAGCCGCTCCCAGCCCGGATGGATCAGCGCCGGCGCGGCGAGGAGAGCGGCGGCCAGGCGCTTCATCACTTGCTGTCCTTCACAAGATTGGCGTGGATGACGCTCGACGTCTCGACGTAGAAGTAGAGGAGGTCCTTGGCGTTGGCCGCGGTCGAGAGCGTCGGCGCGGAGCCGCCGGCGAACTTCCAGGCCGAGTTGTAGGAGAGCGTCCGCGACCCCGTCCCGTCCTGCTTGATCAGGATGCAGCCCGATTGCCCGGGCTTGGCGTTCGAGGGCGCGCCGAGCGTGCGGTTGCCGGCGATCGTCACCGACGCGAAGCCGAGAAACGCAGCCATGTCGACGGCAATCGTCGCAGCGTCGGTCAGCCCGGGATCCGTCGCCGCCGACCACAGCTTATCGGTCGTCATGACCTTGCCGGCCGTGTTCGCCCGGATGTCAGCCGCGGAAGCAGGGGCCGACCAGTAGGCGATGCACCGCCAGTTGCCCGAGCTGTCGGAGGCGAAGAGCGCCGAGTCGTCCGCCACCGTCGCGATGTTCGCGCCCCCGGGCAGATAGAGGCTGGTCGCGTTGTGGGTGAGCGTCAGGGCGCCGGCGAAGCGAACCAGCCTGATCTTGTTGGCGACCGTTCCGAGGCTCGTGATCGTCGTCGTTCCGGTGATCGCCACCCGCATCGTCGGCGAGGCGCCGATGTCGGTTGTCGAGGCCGAGGCGATCGATGTCGGATCGCCCGTCCGGTGGCTCGCCTGGTCGAGCGAGACGATGGCGACCTTCGTCCATTTCGACGTCCCGTCGGTCTCGAGGCATACCGCGCCATAGGGCGTCGCGAGCTTCAGCGACGTGCCGGCCTCGATCGTGTCGCTCCCCGCGCGCGCGATCGTCAGCGTGTTTGTGACCGAGACGCCGCCCGCCTCGTCGACCACCCACACCCGCGCCCCGGCGTTCAATGCGTTCGCCGCCGGCAGCGTCCAGGTCCGCGCCGCGGTAAGCGCCGCGGTCAGGGCGTAGACCGGCCCGTCCGCCGCCGTGAATGTGTGGTCGGAATCGCCCTGCCCCGTGCGCCCGTCGACGAGGAGATTGGCGCGCGCCGTCTTCTTGTCGGCGACGTCGGAAAGGTTGCTCGCGATCGCGAGCTTCGCGTCGAGAGCCGACTGCTGTGCGGTCGAGACGGGCTTCGCCGTGTCGGCGGTGTTGTCGACATTGCCGAGGCCGACGTCGCTTTTGGCGAGCGCCAGCGCCGTCTTGAACGCCGCGTATGTGCTCCCCTTGAGGAGCTTCCCGCTCGTCCCGTCGAAGAGGGCCGGAGTGCTGTCGGTGGCGCTCGCCGGCCCGATCACCGCGCCGTCGAGATTGGTCTGGACGATCGACCAGCTCGCGCCGACGCCGGCCTGCGTGCCGGAGGATGTTCCGTCGGTCAGGCAGAGGAGAAGGTCGCCTGCTTCGACGTTGATCCCCGACCCGCCGCCTATCTTGCCTGCGACCGAGACCCGATAGGTCCAGCCGCGGTCGGCCGCCGGAAAATTTGGATTGCCGGAGCAATCGACGACGCCCTTGAAGACCATGGCGTCGGCCGCCCCGATGATCGCGGCGGCCGCTGCGTCGGCATAGTCGTTCGCGTCCGCGAGCGCCGCGTCGACCTCGGCCTCGGTGTAGTAGCGGTCGTCGTGGTCGTGCGCATCGGGCGGAAAGGTCGAGGGCTTTCCGGTGATGTCGGCCCAGGCGTTCGATCCGGCCGGTCCCGTCGGTCCCGCCGGGCCCTGCGGGCCCGTGTCGCCGTCGTCGCCCTTCGCCCCCTGGATGCCTTGCGCGCCGGTCGCCCCGGTCGCCCCGGTCGCGCCCGTGGCGCCTGTCGGGCCTTCCGGCCCGGTGATGTCGGCGAGCGGGACCAGGTTCTGCCAGGCCGGGTCGGAGGTGTATTTCCACTGCAGATACGTGGTCGAGCGGCGGAACTCGACGTTTCGCCCGTCCGCCCCGTCCTCACCCGGATCGCCCTGGTCGCCCTTGAGGTCGACCCCGGTCCCCTCGCTGCCGTCCGGGTTGCCGATATGGAGGATTGTGCCGTCCCAGCTGTGCGGCGGGACGTTCATGGCGATGATGTCTGCGATCTCCGCCTGGCGGGCGGCGATCTCGTCGCGCAGCGCCTTGGCGTCGACCCGGGAAGCCTCCGCGTTCGCAGCGCTCGCGTCCACGGCCGCGGAAAGCGCGCCGATCTCGCCTCGAAGCTTGATCGCGAGCGTGAGCGCCGCCTGCGCCTGCGGGTCGAGCGCGCTCATTTCACGTCCTTGAGCAACGTCGCCACGATGAAGGTCGAGGACTTCACCTGGAAGAACAGCCAGTCCTCGGCGTTCGCCGCCGTGGAGAGGATCGGCGCGGAGCCGGCGACGAACTTCCACACCGAGTTGTAGGAGAGCGTGCGGGAGCCGGTCGCGTCCTGCTTGATCACGATCACTCCGGAAAGCCCGTTCTTGGTGTGGGTCGGCGCGCCGAGCGTGCGGTTGCCGGCGATCGTCAGCGTCCGGTTCCAGCCGTCGTCGAGGTCGGTGGCGATCGTCGCCTGATCGGTCAGCGCCACGAAATCGGCCGACGACCACACTTTGTCGGTCGACAGGATCTTTGAGGCTGTGTTGTTCCGCCATTGCGCAAGCGTCGCGATGTCGGCGATCGCGATCTTTGTGGCGATCAGGCTGCTGATCGTCGCGGAAAAATTGGCGTCGTCGCCGAGCGCGTCGGCGAGCTCCTTCAGCGTGTTGAGGGCGCCTGGAGCGCCGGCGACCAGGTCGGCGAGGAAGGTGTCGATCTGCGTCTTGGTGTAGTAGGTCGACGGATCGAAGAGCGCCGCGGCGATGGCGCTCGCCGCCGCCGCTGCGGCGCTTGCCGCCGCGGCGATCTTGCTCGCGCTCGCATCGGCTGCGGCCGGAACCGCCTCGTCGCGCGCCTCGACCGTCTCGTCCCGTGCGGCGAGCGTCGTCGCCGCGGCGTTGATCATGGCGAGCGCCGCGCCCGGCGTGCCGGAGATCACCCAGTCGTCGAACGGGCCGGGATCGCCGACAATCGAGACGATCTCGGCCGCGAGCTCGCCATGCTCGCGGTCGTAATCGATGAGCTGCGCGATCGCGTAATCCTCGACCACGTCGTCGTGCTGCAGCACCAAAAAAGGCGGCGGCGTGAAGAGGTCGCGCTCCGCTCCCTCGTCGATCGTGAAATGTGCGGTCGTGCTCTCCTCCAGGACGACTTCGGTCGCGCTGGTCGCCACCAGGAAGCCGAGGCTCGACACCGCCAGGATCTTTTCCATCGCCGGGAGCAGCACGGAATCGAGCCGCGCCAGGCCGACCTCGCGCAGGTCGAATAGCGCCGCGTCTATCGCCGGCTTCAGCGTCTCGATCGCGGCGAGCCGCGCCGCGATGTCGCCGGCGACGATCTTGTTCCACAGCGCCGCGTCGAGCACGGTGGTGCGGTTGACGGTGTAGCTCTGCGGTGCGGGCATGCCTGTCGCTTGTGCTTCGCTGGACCTTCTAGCCGCGGGTCGGCGCGTCCTCGTCCCGTTCCACCGCGCCGTCGGCCTTGAGAGCCTCGAAGACCGCCGGGCTCACGGTGTAGGGGTTGTGCTTGGGGCTGAAGCGGAGCGCGCCGACGCGCGTCGCCTTCGACAGCCAGACTTTCTTCATCGCGGTCCCCGCTTCCGGCGACAGCGGGGTTTCAGAAACGGCTTCTCCCTCTCCCACCCCGGCGCCCGGGGCGGGCTGTTTCGCTTTGGCCATGAGTAAAGGTCCTTCGGGCTTATGCGGTCGCGACGTAGTCGACCTGGCTCACATGGAAGAGGTTGTTGACGTTGTCCGTCGCCCCCTCGACGATGGTGCGGATCGAGGTGGTGGACGGGACGCTGAACACGCCCGTCCGCTCGATCGTGCCGATCAGGGTCTCCAAGTCGGAGACGCTCGAGGCGCTGTACTCGGTGGAGCCGGAGCGCACCTTCAGCACCGCGTCATGATGCGCCTCGTCGAAGCGCTCGAGCACCGCCTTGACCGTGATGGTGGTCGAGGCGGCGGCAAGAGTGCGGGCCACCGAGACGTGGCGAAAATCGTCGTCGGGACGCGACACCTTCACCACCGAGCCGGGAAGCGTGATGCCCGGATGCATGCCACGCGAGCCGGTCAGGATGGCGCGCAGCCCGATCGTGGCAGGGAGCGGCGTCAACGGCGAAGGCTGCGACGGATCGAAGGTCTTCCAGACGCCGGCGACCTGGACCTCCCATTCGAGCTGCGTGGAGTCCGGCACGATCATGTCGGCGAGAATGTCGAGCGAGGCGATGCCGCCGGCGAGCGCGATCGGGTCGAACAGGATCTCGCAGCGCGCGGCGCGGAAGCTCGCGATCCCGATGTCGACCATGAAATTGTGCGCCGGGTCGCTCTGCCAGAACCCGGAATTGTTGCGGAAGAACAGCGTGCCGTCGAGATATTGCGAGGCGTCGGTGACGGCGACGTTGTGGTTTCCTGGGGTGATGACGCCGCAGCCGTAGCGCTTTCCGGCTTTCAGAAAGGTCGGCGGGAAGGCGTAGCGCGGGTTGTTGCCGCCGGCGGCGCCGCCGAGCCGCAGCGAGGCGCGCGGCACGGTCACGTAGTTCAGCACGTTGTTGAAGTCGGGCGTCCCCGACTCCGTCACCTCGCAAAGCAGAAAGGTGACGTCGCCGGTCGTTCCGAGCTGCGGGAACGGCACTCCGAGCCCGACCACCCAGATGTCCTGCGCCACCAGGAACGTTTGCACCCATGGGTAGCCGCCAAAAATCTCCGGCGAGCCGGAGGTGCGCGTCCAGTAGGGCAGGATGATCGTGTCGCGCCACCGTTTGGCGACGCGGTAGATGACCACGCCGCTGGCGTCGGTCTGGTTGGTAGGGAGCGCCTGGAACTCCTCGCCGTTCTTGGTGAAGATGAAGGAGGCCGGGTCGGTCCAGCGGCCGTTCCCCCACCAGCTCGACGAGGCGCTGACGTAGAATTCCTCGCCGAAGCGCATGCGCGTGCGCGCCATGTTCGCATGGACGATGGAGGAATCCTCGTAATTGAACTGGTTCAGCGCGATGTTGCCGGAATTCCCGCGGATCTGCCGCCAGCGGATCTCGTCCCAGGCCGGCAGGATGAGGCCGCTCGAGTTCTTGATGTTGGCGTCGAGCGGATTGGCGAGCGCGAGCTCCTCGCCGTCCGCGCCGTTGTCGGCGGCGCTCGGGAAGCGGAGCGCCTCGTTGATCTTCGCCTTGTAGCCGGAGAACGCCGGGTCGCTCTCCTCCTCGTCCAGGAAGAAGTCGGCGCCGTAATCGTTGTAATCGTCCGGGAGATCGAGCTTCTCCTTGGTGCGCGCCGTATCGAAGGCGATTCGCTGCACGAACGGCATGTCGGCCTTCGATTTGAGAGCGTTCCTGAGCGCCGCCATGTCTGCCTCGAGCGTCGCCAGCCGCGGCCCGAGGTCCTCGATCTCCTCGCCGACCTCCTCGGCGAGATCGTGCGTCTCGCGCACGTTCTTGAGCCGGTTCGCCTCGATCATCTCGATCGACTCGACGCCCGTCGAGTTGAGCGTGACATAGGCGACGGCGAGCACGTTGGAATCGGGCGGAAACGGCGTCGGCGCGGCCGACTCGTTGCCGAGGATGCGCGACACCTGCGCGATGCGCCAGGATTCGGTGGCGACCGCGCGCGCCTCCGTGGTGCGGTTCACCACGTCGGTCAAAAACTCCCGCTGCTCGGTCTTGGTGTTGGTCGGCAGCGACCCGGCGACCACAATGGTGGCGATGCGCTTGGTGACGACGGGCAGGTCGAGCACGAAGTCGATCTCGATCCCGCCGTCGTCGTCGCGGAAGAAGACCTGGCCGCCATTGTAGTAGCGGCCGAGCCCGACCGTCACCACGGTCTGCGCGGTCTTTACCGTATTGAAGCCCCAATAGGCCTTCAGCGGATCGATGCCGTCGTGCACGACGTGATCGAGGCTGTCGCGGCTGAAGGCGCCGATCTCGTTCAGGTCGTCCGAGGTCGCCTTCTGGAATTCGCTGAATTCGACGATCTTTTCCATGGTGTGCGTGCCTTTGCCCTAAAGCCGGAACGGCGCCCGGCTGGAGAAGGTCTTCGACCCGTCGAGAAGCGGCCGGTCGCCGAACTGCAGCGGGCGGGTGGTTTCGAAGGTGACGAGGAGCGTGTCGCGCAGCGCCATCGCTGCGGTGAGCGCTCGAAAGGCGCGCTCGACCAGCGTCAGATTGTCCGGCGCCAGGAAGTCGTATCCGACGAAGCCCTGATCGCACATGAGTTCCGAGACCGGAGCGCGCCGCGGCGCCGATACGATCATCTCGGCCGTGTAGGCGGGCATGCCGATCCGCGCGTCGTCGAGGAAGTCGCCGACCGTCCCGAGCGGCGCGTCCACCTCCGGGTCGAACAGCCGCAGCCGGTCGAAGATCAGGTCGAGGGCATTGTCCGGAACCAGATAGGAGCGCCCGCCCAAAAAATCCCCGTCAAGCATCAGCGACCAGCCGGCGTCGCCGACAAGACTTCCACGTTCGTAGCGCGGCGTGATTGGGTCGAGGCCGGGCGTCACGTAGGTGATCGAAAAGTCCGACTCGAAATGGTCGTAGGCGCGGTCGAGCTCGTAGGTGACGAGCCGCGCGCGCTCCTCGTTGCCGTCGAGATAGGCGGCGTCGCAGAAATCGGCGTCGAGCATCAGCCCGGCCCCGGCCTTTCCCGGGATCGCCACCCGCTCGAAGTCGACCGCGTGGTTCTCCACAATTCGCGTTTCGAGCCGGTAGGTTTTGAGCGGTATCTCGGCGCCCGGCCGGAACAGCGTCCCGCGCCGGCCGTAGAGGACCTCGCCGCGATCGGCCGGCAGGAAGCGGTCATCCAAGAAGCTCTCGCCGAGCCAGACGCCGCCATCGTCGCGATCGCGGAGCCGCGCGAAATAGACCCGGATCTCCGGCAAGAGCGCGTAATAGGCGTCAAGCTCCGCCTTGCTCGGCCCGCCGGCGAGATGCATGCCCTGCGGCTGCGTCACCACCTGGATCAGCCCGAGCTCGCGGCCCGGTTCCGACATGACGTCGAGCGCCATCTCGAAGGCGCGGAGCGTCCCGCGGCGCGCCTTGAACTCCCATTGGGCGGCGACCCAGCTCCGCTTCTTCTCCTCGCTCCAGTCCTCGTCCCAGAGCGTCACTCCCATCGCCCAGGCGAGATAGGGCAGGTTCCGGGGAAGGACCTTCCACGGATCCCAGTTCTCGATGACGAGCTCGGCGTTGATGCCGAGGAGATGCTCGCCCTCCACGTCGGCGAGCGCCTGCTCGAGCAGGCGCTCGCCGAGACCGGCCGACTCCTCGTACTGCATGGTCTTCAGGAAATGCCGGATGTTGGAGC